CAATGGGTTGACCCGCTCAAAGAAATGAATGCGGCTGTAGTCGGATTGCAGAACGGCATTCTTAGCCATACTGACATCGCTGCAACCTATGGCCGGGATGCAGACGAAACGTTTGCACAAATCCAGAGAGATAAAGACTGTTTTGAGAGTTACGGCTTGTCCACGGCGTTTGAGCCGTTTGGCAACAAGCAACCAGTGCCAGCGCAAGTTGATGAGGTTGTTGATGCCGAATAAGCCGAGCGATGGAATGAAGACTGAGGCGGCGCGCGGTTTGGCTTGGCGTCGTGAGTTTGGGCGGGGCGGCACTGAGGTCGGCATTGCGCGAGCCCGCGACATCAGTGGCGGCAAAAATCTCTCTGACGATACAGTCAAGCGGATGTTTTCGTTCTTTTCTCGGCACGAAGTTGACAAGCAGGCCAAGGGCTTTCGCCCCGGTGAAGAGGGCTACCCGTCCAACGGGCGTATTGCTTGGGCGCTTTGGGGCGGTGATAGTGGCTTTTCGTGGAGTCGACGCATTGCGGCGCGCTTAGAGAAAGAGGCGCGGAAATTAGACGTTGAGAGTGCTTTAGTGTTAGAATGTGCGCAACATTCTGGCGATAACTTACAACGACCAGACCTGATTAAGACTTACAACGACCAGACCGAGAGGCAGGCTATGACAGAACAAGCGGAAATTGATGAAGTTCGGGCAGAACCAGACGAATTGACCGTCAGCGATTTTGTCAAATGGAATAGTTCGGGCGGCGAAGCCTACGGCCAAATCAAGTCAATTGAGCGTGACGGTGAAATCAACGTTCCAGACAGTGACTTTAGTGTCAGCGGCGAGGCTGATGACCCGGCTGCACTGATTGAGGTTTACCGTGAAGGCGAGGAAGGCTTTGAGGCTTCTGGCGTGATGGTTGGTCATAAGTTTTCAACACTGACCAAAACAGAAGAGCGCGGGTATAAAAAAGATAAAGACCGATTTGACCGCGAGAAAATGCTTATGCGTGACATCGCTTTTGATGGCAAGGTCGTAGACGAAAAGTTGCGCACAGTGCGCATTGCAGTCAGCTCGGAAGAGCCAGTTGATCGCAACTTTGGGAAAGAGATACTTGATCACAGTGAGCGCAGCATTGACATGGGTTTTGCCAAATCTGGCCGCATGCCATTGTTGCTTGACCACGACCCTCGCCAGCAAATTGGCGTGGTAGAGAATGTTGACCTCGATAGCTCGGCGCGGAGATTGCGCGCGACGGTTCGTTTCGGAAGGAATGGGCTTGCTAAAGATGTCTTCGAAGATGTTGTTGATGGAATACGCAGCAACATTTCAGTCGGCTATCAAGTCGATAACATGGCCAAAGATGGCGCGGATAGCTACCGCGTTGATGCTTGGTCGCCTATGGAAATATCAGTTGTAAGCATACCCGCAGACAGGACAGTCGGGGTAGGACGGTCAACGGATACAGCCCCCGATTTAACCAAAACTTACAACGACCAGAACGAAGGTCTAATATCTGCAAAGGTAAAAACTATGTCTGAAGAAACAACAGTAGACGTTGAAGCAATACGCCAAGAGGCTGCTGCAAAAGCGTCGAAAGACACGGCTGAAATGTATCGCCTCGCGGCAAAACATCAGCAACGCGAACTGGCTGACAAGTATGCGCAAGATGGCCGCTCTCTCTCAGAGTTTCGCGGTGAATTGCTCAACGCAATCAGCAACAAGCCAATTGAAGATACTGATATTGGCCTAGCGCCAAAAGAAGTCAGGCAATTCAGCCTAATGCGCGCCATTCGCGCACATGCCAACCCAACTGATCGCCATGCACAAAGAGCGGCAGCTTTTGAGCTAGAGGCTTCAGCGGCGGCGGGTGATGCAAGCGGTGAAGACAGCCAAGGCATTCGCATTCCATCTGAAGTTCTACGCAATTGGGCGCTTCCAATGATGCATCGCACAATGAACACGTCAGACGATTCTGGCATCATTGCTGATGACTTCAGAGCGGGCGACTTCATTGACGTATTGCGCAACGCTTCTAGCGTGATGGCAGCGGGTGCAACAATGCTGACAGGCTTGTCGGGCAATGTGAAGATACCTCGGAAAACTGGTGCTTCCACGGCGGGTTGGATCGCAACGGAAGGCGCGAACAGCTCTGCAAGCGAGCCGACAGTCGGTCAAGTTGCTTTAGCTCCTAAAGTATTGGGCGCGCATACTGACATAACGCGCTTAATGATGCAGCAATCCTCTTTGGATGTTGAAGCTTTAGTTCGCAACGATCTGACAGCTTCAATAGCAACAGCGATTGACTTGGGCGCTTTGGCTGGAACGGGGTCTAGTGGTCAGCCAACAGGTATTAAAAATACCAGCGGCATTAACAANCCGACCAACTTTGCNGCNGCTGTTCCAACGTTTCCAGAAATAATTGCTCTTGAAACAGCGGTTGCAGAGGATAACGCTCTGCTTGGTAATCTCGCTTACATCTTGCCGCCNTCCATGTACGGAGCGCTTAAAGGTGCGAAGAAAGATGCNGGCTCTGGCGAGTTCATTGCCACCAACAATGAGCTGAANGGCTACTCTGCCATTGTATCCTCTCAAGTGACCGCTGGTGATCTTTATTTCGGCAACTTCTCTGATTTACTTATCGGAATGTATGGCGGCTTGGATATTGTGGTTGACCCATACACCGAGAGCAAATCAGGCACAGTCAGAATTGTAGCTCTGCAAACCGTAGACGTAGCAGTTCGTCACGCGGTGAGCTTTGCATTCAATAACGACGGCTAAAACAACTGAGAGCGGCAGCAATGCCGCTCTCCCACAATAGGAGAGCGCTCAATGAATTACCTAGTTTTAAAATCTTGCTTTGCTGGCGGTCAACGTCAAAACGCTGGCGATGTTATAAAGTTGAGCGGCGATGAAGCTGGCAACTTGATCGCAATGGGTCGCGTTGAAATCGCCCCAATGCCAACGCCAAAGGCTGAGATAGTAGATCGCGCGGCCAAAGTAGAAAAGACCCGTAAATGAGAATTAAGTTGCTAAAATCTGCGCAGTGGGGCGGCAAAACTGCCCGGCAAGGCTCAACGCACGACGTTGATGACGCGATGGCTCACAAGCTGATCGAGCGCGGATATGCAGAGATTTGCGCGCCAGAGTTAGAGGTTGATGATGCTACCCCTGGCGAATGACCTTACAGACCTTTTTGACGTGGATGACTTCGCGCAAGCGATGACCTATCAGCGCAAGCTCGGTCGGGGCGATGCCGAAATAAAAGCAATATTCGACAATGAAACAGTGCCAGTTGATGCAGGCGGCTACGCGACCGTGCATCAAGAGCAACCTCGCGTGACGTGTCGCAGCGCTGACGTGCCAGACATTTCTTACGATGACGCAATGATCATAGCGAGCGAGCGCTATGTTGTGCGCGCTTGGGTGCATGATGGAACAGGCGTCACAACCGTACAGTTGGAGAAAGCCTGATGGCGCACGTTCGCAAGCAAATTCGTGATGCAGTTGTCACATTGCTCAAGGCGAATGTTTCGCTGGTTAGTCGGCGCGTATTTTCCAGCCGGGTCTATGCTTTGACAACGCCCGACTTGCCTGCCGTCACGGTTTACACTGGCTCGGAAAGCTCAAGTTTAATGACGATTGGCGCGCGCACTATGTCGCGCGAGCTATCGTTGCAAGTTGATTTGTATGTTCGATTTGTTGACACTTTTGACGATAAAGTTGACGCGATTGCAGTGCAGGTCGAAGAGGCAATTGCCAATGATTTCAATATCGGCGGTCTTGCAAAAAGTGCAGTTTTGACAAGCACAGAGATTGAATACACTGGCGAGGCAGAGCAGCCGATAGGCATCGCCCGGCTGACCTTCTTGGTTCAATATATCACGACGATCAACGACGTAGAACAGGCCCGGTAATTTGGGCGCAACTTACAACGACCAGACTTAAACCCTACTTACAACGACCAGACTAAGGAAAAAGAAAATGGCAACACACACAGGCAGCGAAGGCACGGTAAAAGTCGGGTCGAACGCTATTGCAGAAATCCGCTCTTTCTCAGTTGATGAACAGGCTGACACGTTAGAAACTACAACAATGGGCAATACTGCTCGAACTAGAGTACCTTCGCTCACGAGTTTCAATGGCACTATTGACGTNTTNTGGGACGAAACGAACACAAACGGCCAAGGCGCTTTGACGATTGGCGCGAGCGTCACGCTAAACCTCTTTCCAGAGGGCGACACAAGTGGCGACACATATCTGACGGGAACGGCGATAGTAACAAGCCGATCAGTCAGCTCATCTTTTGATGGGCTAGTCGAAATGTCTATTAGCGTTGACGGCAACGGCGCGCTAACGCAGACAACGGTTTAACCTATGAGCATTGCGCAGAGGATCGCAGCTCG